ACGAGATCAAAATAGCATTAGGGATTTAATTAAATCATGAGCCTTCAATACGTAGTCTATGACTATTGGGAATACGGCTACGCTGAAGGCGATGCAATCCTTGAATTTGGCAGTGCGTCTATAACTTCTCAGGCAACAGTAACGTCAGACGGGATAAGAATAAGAACAAACAGCGGTAGTGTTACTGGAAATGCTGCGGTATCTGTTCAAGGCATTAGGATTCAGCTTGGTGATGCTAGCATTAGTTCTTTAGCAATAGTGACGGCAGACGGTATTAGGGTTAGAACCGGTATTGCTAGTATCACAGGAACATCTGCAGTAACAGCCCTTGGTGGTGTGGTTTATAGCGCTTCTGGGGCGATTATTGGGTTTGCTGATGTATCGGCCTATCCTAATGCGATATGGGCTGGAAACGGCTCTATTACAGCCGTAACGGTATGTGCTGCTACAGGTCAGATTATCGGTGAGGAGTGGTCAGATTTAACTCCTGAAGCGACTAATTGGACTGGTGTTACTACGGGTGAGAATACATGGACTGCGGTAGTAGCTGGATCTGGTGAATGGACTCCTGTTTCTGAAGTACCGAACACATGGACTACGCAAACTAGCGGGTCAAATACTTGGATGAGGCAGTAATGCAAAAGATCATATTCGGTGAGTGGTTGCCAGATCAACCGGGTGTTGTGGGTGCGATAACAGACGCAAAGAACTGTTATCCAGTGGCTAACGGGTATGCTCCAGTTAAAAGCGAGTCTGATTACTCTGATGCTGCTGGTGCTACTTTGCTGATTACCTTTGCTGGTAAGTTCGGTGGCGCAAGTACATTGTTTGCTGCTAGTACAACTCAGATATACAAGTTTGACAGCAGTGATGCTAGCTTGGATGCAGCTACGACTACGGGTTATACAGCGGTTGAAGGTTGGGACGTTACTCAGTTTGGCGCAAAGATGATTCTAGCTAATGGTCAGGATAAGCTGCAAGCATGGACGTTAAATTCGTCTACTAACTTTGCTGACCTAGCTGCTGCTGCGCCTATTGCCAAGTTTGTTACTGTTGTCCGTGATTTTGTGGTTGCCGCTAATGATGGGACGGATACAAGTAAGGTCTACTGGTCAGATATTAACGATGAGACAGACTGGACTCCCGGTGCTGCTTCTCAGGCTGATACGCAGATCCTCCCTGATGGTGGTGATATTACTGGTTTGGCTGGTGGTGAGTATGGTCTGGTATTCCTAGAACGTGCTATTTACCGGATGAGCTATGCTGGATCTCCGTTCTTTTTCCAGTTTGACGCTATTAGCCGGTCTTTGGGCTGTATTTCTAACGGATCTATTGCCCAGTATGGCAACCTGACCTATTTTCTTGCAGACGATGGATTCTATATCTGCGATGGTCAATCAACTAAGAATATCGGTACTGAGAAAGTAAACCGCTGGTTCTTTGATAACGCTATTCCTAATGAAATACAGACAGGTATGAGCGCTACGGTTGATCCTGTTAATAAGTTAGTAATCTGGAAGTTTAATAATACGTTCGGCGGTAAGTTTTTGCTAATTTTCTCTATTGATTTGAACAAGTGGTCTTATGCAGACACTACAGCAACGTCAATTGCTTATGTTTTAACGCCTTCAGCAACTCTTGAGCAGGTGGATAACTACAACACAAGCATTGATGCGCTTGATATTCCGCTGGATTCCCGTGTTTTTGCTGGTGGACAACTGCTATTTGCGGGTGTTTCTGGTCAAAAGATCATTGCTTTCTCTGGTCAACCCAAGACTGCCATCATATCAACTGGCGATATTGATGTAGGTCGGTCTACTGTGATGCTGGCAAAGCCGATTGTGGACAAGGGTAGTGCTTCTATTGCTGTTTCTAGCCGGGATAATCTTGCTGAACAGGTGGAATTTGGCTCAGATGTAGCCGCTGATGCAGAAAACCGTGTGAGCTTGCGATCTAACGGTGAATATCATCGTTTGAGACTGACTCCTAGCGGTTCTAACTGGAAAACAGCGGTTGGATTGGAGTTTGACGTTGTTAAACAGGGTAATCGATGACTCAGTTTCGTACACTACCACCATTTGGAGGGGATCAGCGGGCTGTTTCTGAGGTCGTTCGCGGGATTATGGACGGAAAGACCAATAATACGGGTCTGATTACCTTAGCAACAGGTAATGTCACTACAACTACCCTCTACGACGAGCGTATAGGCTACGACAGCCTGATTTTCTTGGTTCCTGTATCTGCGGCTGCTGAGGCTGATTCGGCTCCCTATGGGGCTTTCCAAGACACTACAGACCAAACTGCTGCCAATACCACAACGGCTTATGCTGTTACCTTTGATACAACGGATTACAGTAACGCAATATATCTATCTAATAGTTCTAGGCTGAATGTCAGAAACTACGGTATTTACAATATTCAGTTCTCGATCCAGTTCAAGAATACAACGAATGACAGTCAAGACGTAGACATCTGGTTTCGTAAGAATGGGACAGATGTAGCTGGTTCTAATAGCCGTTTTTCTATGCCAGCTAGGAAAAGCACTGGTGATCCATCTCACCTAATTGCTGCCATGAATTACTTTCTGGAAATGAATGAAAATGATTATGTCCAGATTATGTGGCGGGTAACGGATATTGGTGTATCTATGGAGCATTATGGAACGAGTACCAGTCCTACCAGACCATCTATTCCTAGTGCCATTGCAACCATGCAATACATAGCGCCTAGTGCGACAACGAATGTCTATGTTTCATCTCAGCAGCAAGGCAGTGCGACTCTTACGCATTGGTCTAATAATACAGCAGATAAGACGTATGGTTATATAATTGTCGGATGACAGAATTTAAACATATTCCCGTGGATGAACTCCGCAACTGGTGGCCTAGCCTTCGTGCTGGCTTGAACAAAATTAAGACGAAAAGTCCTGAGAATTGGATACCTGAAGATGTGTACACAGATTGCTGGAACCAGAAGGCAATGCTGTGGGTGGTACTAAAGAATAACCATTTTTATGGCTTCTTTATCCTGCAACCCTTAGAGAAAGAGTTGCACGTTTGGGCTGCATGGACGTTAGAAAATGATTATCAAGTGGTACAAAAAGGTTTACAATTTATAAAAAATATGGCTAGAGATGCTAATTTCAAATATTTAACATTTTCTAGCCATAGGCCGGGGTGGGGTCGTAGAGCGCAAGCCTATGGATTCCGTCCTCGAAAATGGATATGCGAGGTGTGATATGGGTGGTGGCGGCGGTAGTGAAGAAAGTAAGACGGAGATAGCACCGGAGTTTAAGCCGTATATTACTTACAGCTTAGGTGAGGCTCAACGACTTTATCAGAACCTTCCACAGGCTCCTGAGACACTGACTCCTGAACAGTCTGCATTCTCTCAGGCGGCTATCCAGCAAGCGGCTCAACGTGCTCAGGCTGGCTCTCCATTGGTCGGTGCTGCTCAGGCAGAGCAACTGGCTACGATTCAAGGACGAGGCGTTAATCCATTCCTAGCGGGTGCTTTGGAGCAGTCTAACCGTTTGGCTAGAGAACAGTTCACAGAGGGTGTGCAGGGTCTTCAGTCTAAAGCCTCCTCAATGGGTCGCTATGGCTCATCTGCCCTAGCAGAACAAGAAGGACGTGCTCAGGACGTATTCGCTCGCGCTATGGCTGAACAAGGCGGTCAATTGGCCTATCAATCTGCTGAGGCTGAAAGAGCTAGACAAATGCAAGCTGCTCAGGCTGCTCCCAGTATGGCTCAAGCTGACTATGCAGATATTCAGCGTCTATTGCAAGCAGGTCAGGCTCAAGAAGGCTATGCACAACAAGCATTGCAAGGTCGATTGGCTGCTCAGGATCTTCCGATGCAACGTCTTCAACAGGCTGCTAATGTCTTCTATGGTGCTCCTTTGGAAACTAAGTCTACAACGACAACAGAGGGAGGCAAATAATGGCTGGTGCTGCTGCTCCTATTCTTATTGGCTCCGCTATAGGAGCTGCTACAAATCGTAGAAATCCTATGCAGGGTGCTTTGCTAGGTGGCGCTTTAGGTGGCTTTGGAAGTGCATTTACTGGGTTTGGTAGCCTTGGCAATGCTGCTGCAAATACTGCTAGCACTGCTAGCACTGCTGGCACTACCGGACTTGGAATGGCTGGTAATGCGGCTTCTACAACTATGCCGGGTGCTGTTGGCGGATTTGGACAAACAGTTACGACAATTGTTCCTGAAGTAGCTCCTGCGGCTACTAATCTTACGTCACTTATAGATGGTGGTTTGTCTGCTGATTTAGCTCTTGATGCGGCTAATGCTGCTGGCACTGCTGGTGGCTACACTGGTCTTGGCATGGCTGGTGATACTGCTGCAAATATGTCACTACTTGATAAATTTGGCGCTGGAGCAAAGGAACTTGGACAGTATGCTCAACAGAACCCAGTTCTTACAGCAATGGCGGTTCAGACAGGACAACAAATGTTGCAACAACCACAAAGACAGGCAAGTCCACCGGGGTTGTTACGTGGTAATCAAATGCAAGTAGCAGCACCACAGTACCAAGTAGGTATACCTAAAGTTTCACTGATCTAGGTGATATATGGCAATTACAGATTACATCCCTAACGTATTTGGCTCTTCTGCTCCCACGACTTACGAGGGATTGCTTGGCATGGGTC